CAGAACCCAGCATTGTTGTCAGAACTGGACAAGATGTTGGCCAGAGCATTGGTTGATGATGAAGATGATCTATCAGAAATACTGGAAGATCAAAGAGAACAGAATTCCGTGGCGGCACCTGAGGGTGCGGAGCAATCAGCGGGTCAGGCAAGTCCAGACGAAATGACCCACACACAGCAGACCACGGCGCCAGGACTTGTCTCACATCTCAGAGAAATGATTGCCCAAGGATACACCAACGAACAGATACTGGAAATGCATCCAGAATTAAGCCAATTGTTCCAATCATAATAAATCTCAAAGTGGACAAATTGACCGCTTGACAATATCTCCTTCTTGTAGTATAGTTAGAGTATGCTTTTTATTAAGCATATTTTTACTAACAAGCTCAATTAGTTTTGGGCACAATTAAAAGGAGGCCGATTATGGCTAATAAAAAAAATAGTGCGTCAATCACTATTCAAAAAAGATTGACAGAAGACGACTTGAACAATTACAAGAAGTTGTCTATTTCCAACTTAAACAACATACCTACATTTGGTTCGATGACCATCAAAAAGATCAAAGATCTTGGTCTGAATGATGTTCAGAGAGCCTTGGATTCAGATAACTTTGTTAAAATCTGCAACAAGAACGGCGGATTTGATCTGAGTTTGATCAATCCAATCAAGGTGCACATCAACAGTGAAACCGGTGAAGCAACCTGCCCAGACGGTGCACACACTGGCAGTAATTTTGTGGCTTTGGCCGAAATGGGCAAACTTCCATGGACCATGGAAGTACCAGTGATCATTTATAATGGTACTCAGTCACAGGCTAGTAAGTTGTTTGCCCTGCACAACAAAATAGGTATATCACCTGTGAGTGCAGAGTCAGTCACAATAGCTCAAGTGGGTTACAATGACGAACAAGCGATTCGTGTTTGTAAAATGTTGAAACGATATAGTAGAACTTTCAAACCTATGAAAAATTATCTAGGTAATGACAGTTTATTAACAGGTCTAATGACAGGTAGAGAAGTCAAAAGAGCCAGATTTGAAAAGGCCATTGACAACTACAACAGTGAAGCATTGGACTCAACATTTGAGTTGTTGGATCATGCGTATCCCAACAGCAAAAGTGAATCAATGATGTTGTTGATAGCTCTATGTCAACTTTTCACATGGTATCCAATACTGACTAACCAACCACAGCCATGGCAACTGTTTAAAACATGGTTCAAGTCTGTGTCTGACACAGATGGTCAAGGAGACCAAGCACATTGGATCAAAACCAGAGCTGGTGATTCAGGCAGTGAGAGATTCATTGCAATGAACATAGTGCTACAGTTCATCAAAGATCAAGAAGTGGTCCAAATGGAACACAATGACTCAAAAGGTCATCCTGATCTCCTTGATCAAGTTTATTTCAATATCATATCATCTAGATACGATGAGCTGATGTTGAGTGACATACAGTTCAAAGGCAAAGAGATGTTGGAAACAACATTGTCAGTGAAATAAAACAACCTACAGGGCGGTGGCAACATCGCCCTGTTTAACACAAAGGAAACATTATGGCAAAACTAGGAAAGATGAAAGAAAACATCGCGTTGCATCAGGACAATGGTCTCACAAGGCACGCACACAGGATCCACAAGATACAACAGAGATCCCAACAACACAATCAAGCAGAACTGGACAAACTGAAAAACCAGAGACAGGGTCTCAAGAAGTGCCAGAGGAACAGATTGGCAAGATTGCAGGTGAGCATATGATAGATGACATACTGAAATTGGATCCAAAACTGTTTAAAAAGGCAGGATACACACCGGCAAAAATGAAAACAATCAAGACCCTGATGATGATAGTGTCACACACGCCAGATCTGATGGACAAATGGGGTGAGTATGCTGACAACAGTGATCCATGGCAAGACTTCAATCAGTACCTGTTTGAGGCCTGTGAATGGTGCTACAGAAACCAGGATATGATCCGGAAAAGAGGCTCAAATTAGCCACTTGACAGATCTAAAAAGTATGCTACAATCAAACAATAACAATACAAAGGAGAAAAATAAAATGGCAAAAAAAATCAATATGGAGTTAAGCACACAAGAGATTTACACAATCTTGCAAGGCTTACAAAGACAAAAAACTAACCAACAAGGTATTGATATACCTTGGCCCAAATCCAGTTTAACCACGGAGCAATTGGATGAGTTGATCAACAAGTTTGGCAGATATTCTGTGCAATGGCAAATGGAAAAAATATCAGTTTTTGATGATGGCAATCCAGTTAATGGAAGAGAGGAGGCATAATGAGAAAACTGAAAACAATAATACAGACATTTGATGAAATGAATGATTATGTTAAAAGGACCAGCAACCAACCCACATGGTCGTATGATCATGATCCAGAAACTGACTTGCTGGCCATATGGCAATCATCAATTGAACTTGATATAGATGCTGTGAAACAATGGTGCCATGAGGCTGAACAGAAATACAATTATCGAGCACCTGATATAGATTGGGTAATGGCCAATATGAATAGTGATCAGTTTGCCAACATACGCAGTATATATTCTCAATTGAGATACAACCGTAATGGCAACAAGATAATATCTATGAAAGATGACAGGTATCACAGTTGGAATCAACAGTTTCCGGAATTTAAGCAGATGGTACAGGATTATGAATGCTGGGGCAAAATGATGGAAGCCATTGTTTGGTCAAAAGACTATGAAAAAGTAGAGGAGGCAGTATGACATTAGGTAAAAAACAAAAAGATGGCGTGATAATCAAGGTCAAGAAACAACCTTTCAATTACTACCATGGTCTGAATGACAGCAACCTCAAACCCTTATACAAATGGAACAACCAAGGCATCAAAACTCTCAAAGTTTATGAACAGGTATCAGTAGCCAACAATGAATACACTGTGGAACTGTATCCAGATGGCAGAATTGAGGTTAAATCAAATGCTTCGTAAGACTACAATCACATTGTTGATCATATATTGGATCATAATAGGTGTGGCATCAATTGGCATAGCCCGAGCAGATGAACTGACCAAACAACAAGAAACTAGACAGAACATATTCCATGGTTTGAGTGTGGCAGATGCCGTCACAACCATTGTGGGTGTGGGTGCCGGATTGGTAGAAATGAATCCCATACTAGGAGTGGCACCAGAACCTGTGACAGTTGTGACATTCTTTGTGGCCAGAAACATACTACACGAAATGACCACTAGGAAATTACCTGAGAAATATCGGGACAATTGGTTGATAGGATCCATATTCCTACAGGCAGGCGCAGTGGTAAACAATTTAATGATATTAGGAGGCCTATGATACTGTTGGTTTGCAGTTTGTTATTGGGTGGTTGCAAAGATGTGGTCACGCCAATACAGGATATGTTGGTATGTACGGAAGAGATGCAAAAGAATTATACCTGTAGCCCCCAAGGCAATCCAGATGCGGTGTATAACACCCATGATGTTAGGATCATAGGTGACAAAACCTATTCAGTCCAGATTCGACCGGACGGATCTGTGGGTGACATAATAGAGATGAGATAAATAACATTGTGCAAGAGCATTTGGCATAATGCTCCCTGCTTTATAACTCATCGCTCTTGCATTTACTCTATTTGTATTGACATAGTAGAACCCCTCTGTTATAAGCCATTTCAGAGGGGTTTTTACTTGACTTTGCTAAATATATTTTGTAAAATAAAGAGACATATGGCAATTAAGGATAAAGAAGCAACGAATAACCAGAAGGAAAAATAAAATGAAAATACAAGCAACAAGATCAGTATATCAAAACCCGCATCAAGCAAATCTAACATCCACTAACATCAGACCTGTGCCACCTTACACACAGGAAGACATCCACGACGCATTTGAAAATCTCAGCAACCAGATCTACAACCTGGGTGGTGATCTCATAGCCCACAATCATATAATGCGAGATGGATCAGATTATATGTCAAAATCATTTGAATGGTATCCACAGAAGAAAAGGGTCAAACAGAGAAATGGCAAGTATCAGATGCAGAAGAAAAGATTTGTGACAAGAACCCACAGATTGAGACACAAGACAGGACCACGCAATGGTGAGGTGTACACAGTCAGTGAGCTGTTGCTAATGTTGGAAGACAAGATCAACCACACAATGAAAGGCAACAACAAACAACTGCAGGACTTCACAGAAGCCATGTTGCATCGTAGCAACCTCAGTTTGAAATGGTTCAAGGACCTGGCTGAAAAATATTTTGGTCATGACATACACTGCCAACGCAGACCAGATCGCACATATGACTGTGTGGAACACTGCAACACACATCAATGGCACAAAAAATTTGATGAAGCCTATATCAAGATAGATTGGGTCTAACTAAATACAGTTGATTGAATCAATCAGGCCCAAAGAGGGACTTGGGCCACTGTAAAAGGAGACTGCGATGCCAAAACATCATATGAGAAAATCATCAAAATCATCTAAGAAAAAATCAAAGAGAGCAGGATCTCGAAAAAGATCTAGAGGTTAAGCATGATAGAGGCCATAGATTTATTAGTTAAACTATGGCCTGTATTACTAGGCTTCATAATCTTGATAGTCACACTAGCACAATCACACTACAGGATCAAGGTGTTGGAAGAGAAAGTGAAAACATTGTTTGATTTGGTAAATCAATGGCGCAAATAGATTGGTTGGAATACTTTGAATCTATCCAGCAGGTATGCCCATGGAGCCTGCAGTCATTCCATTCTGGCCGTATAGATTTCGTACCTTTCACTTGGGAAGGAATCAAAGCCAGAGATGCCACTTGGCACAGGCACACTTCCGCAGACTTTGACGCAGTGGTGTATCAGATGCTACCAGAGACAGACATTGATGAAATGGATTTCATATGTGCCTACATGGAACACTCACCACACTGCATATACTTCTGGAGCCATCCAGACCACACCAAGGGCGGCCACAACCAGGCACCGGTGCCCATCATCATACAACAGGACAAAGAGGGTTTGATCAAGGCCCGTGCCAGTCTTAAGAAGACTAAATAACACTAACACAGCACTAATGCTGGAAATAATACCTTAAAGGAGGGTTTTACACTATGACTGAAGTGGAACAAAACACAGTTGAGCCAACTGAGGCTCAAGCAACAGAAACAGAAGCGGTCGCTTCTGAAGAAACAACTCAGGAACAAAAGTTCAGCCAGAGCGATGTGGACAAGATCGTTGCTGATCGTATTGCCAGAGAACGGAGAAAGTTTGAAAAGCGATATGAAGGCGTTGACATTGACACATACAAAGAACTTACTGCAAAACAGGAAAAAGAAAGAGAAGACCGTCTCAAAGCCAAAGGTGATTTTGAGAAGATCCTTAAAGAGACAGTGGACAAGAAAGACACCACTATCAGAACTTTACAGGGTCAGATTGAAACCATCAAGGTTGATGGTGCTCTTGTAGATACGGCATCTAAATATCGTGCTATATCTCCCGCTCAAGTGGTCCAACTGCTTAAAAACCAAGTTAGACTGAATGAGTCAGGTGATGTAGAGGTAGTAGATGCAAAAACAGGTCAGACTAGATATGGTGAAGATGGAACACATCTCACAATTGACAGCCTGGTCAAGGAATTTATGACTGCTAACCCACATTTTGTGGCGGCCGGTCCAGCAGGATCAGGTACCACATCAAAAGTTGGTGAATCAGGTGCTGGCAAAAACTTAGACATTAGTAAACTAGACATGACCAAACCAGAAGATAGACAGCGATACGCTGAATATCGTAAAACACAAGGTATTGGTCAATAAATTGTAAAAGGAGACCATAACAATGGCAAATTCAACAACTACATCTTTAGCCAGTTTAATCTCACCTATTGTTCAAGAAGCATTATTCACTGCCAATGAGCAATCTGTGATGAGAGGCCTGGTTAGAAATTACACAATCGCAAACAACACAGGTAAAGTGGCACAGGTGCCGATCTATCCTGTATTGACTGCAGAAGATATTGCTGAAGGCACTGACCTATCAGGTACATCAGCAGATCAATCAATCACTACAACAACTAAAAACATCACACTAAAAGAAGTTGGTATCATGACTAACTTGACTGACTTCATCAGAGACACATCAGAGCAAAATGTTGTAGCTCACTTGGGAAGACTTTTTGGTAACGCTATTGCTAAGAAAATGGACACAGACTTAACTGCTCTGTTCTCAAGCTTATCAGTAGAAAAAGGTCCAGGTGCTGGTGCGGAACTAACAATTGAAAATATGTTCCAAGCGGCGGCTGAACTAAGAGCCAACAATGCTCCAGGTATGTACTACGGTGTGTTCCATCCAAAAGCAATCTACAATGTTAAAAAAGCATTAACTAACACTTTCTCAGGTGCACAAAACATCACTGACTTAGGTAATGAAGCACTAAGACAAGGTTATGTTGGTACTATTGCTGGCATTCAAATATTTGAATCAAACAATGTATCAGTAGATGTATCAGATGATGCCGTTGGTGCTGTGTTCTCAGCAGAATGTTTTGGTGTTGCTATGCAAAACGACCTAAACATTGAAATGCAAAGAAACGCATCTCTAAGAGCAGAAGAAGTGGTTGCAACAGCAAGATACGGTGTAGCAGAATTATTTGATGATACTGCAACAGCGAAATATGGTGTTAAAATGACATCAGACGCACTTACAAACTAATAATGCAAATATTATGGGGAGTTTCGGCTCCCCATAAACTCAAGGAGATACAACCATGGCGATGAGCACAGACACAGATGTTTTAGCATACGAACCAGACATACACACATATGGTATCCAGAGCTTTGCTGACGAACACGCAAAGACACAGGCAGACATTGAAAGAATTTTAAGGATTGACTGGTGGCCAAGACACCGTAATGTGCTTGACCAATACAGAACTACCACAACATCCGTGGAAATGGATGCCACAAAATTAACAGAATCACAGTTCACAAGGGCCGCAGTTTACCATGTGTTGTCCTATTACATATTACCAAAGTTATCAAAATTCACGCCAGATGGTGATGTGTTCAGAGAGAAGATGGAATACTACAGGGCCAGATTCCAGGAAGAAATAAATTACATCCTCAGAGATGGACCAGAATACGATTTTAATAATGATGGTTCTGTCACAGATTCAGAGAAACAACCAGTACACTACAACAGATTGGTGAGATAGATGGCCAACACTAGAGAACAGATAGCAAACGACATAGTGGCAGTGTTGGAGTCAGTTACAAACCCAGTCACGATCAGATTTGTTTCAAGACAGCCATCAACCGCTATAGATCTGTCAGACAAGCAGTATCCAGCGGTGTTTGTGAGAACTGCACAGGAAGAGCGTACTGATGAATCAATGGCATCAAGCACATCAAGATTTGGTCGTATTGACTACACTATCACAGGATTCATCAAAGCAGAAGGTGAACAGAATATGGACACTGAGAGGAACAATCTCATTGAAGCCATAGAAGAGGCATTGGAAGCAGATCGTAAGCGAAACAATCTGTGTATGAACAGTTCGATAACCAACATCACAACAGATGAAGGTGATCAGTTCCCCATAGCCAGAATTGATATAAACTACCAAGTTTTATATAAATACACACGAGGAACAGTTTAATGAGTAAAAGAAAAATTATAGTTGATGGTGAGGTGAAATTGGTATCTTTTGAAGAGTGGCAAAAACACTCAGACAAAGACACAAAGCCAAAAAAATCCAAAGCCAAACTGTCGATCAAAGATGTTCAAGTTGATAGTGATCCAATCAATGTTGAACCAAAAGAACAGGATCAAAACAATTCGGAGGAATAATAAATGAGCACATTTACAGGACACGCAGGTGTCATTCAAGTGGGTGGTAACAATGTTGCTGAAGTAAGATCATTTACGATCGAACAGAGCCAAGCAACCATTGAGACCACAGCCATGCAGGCTTCTGGTGATTCAACAACATCAGTGAACGCAACTTACAAAGCAGGACCAACAAGTTTCACAATCTCAGGTGACCTATACTTTGACGGCGACGACACAAACGGTCAAGCCGCTTTGGAAGGTGCCATGGACGCAGGTGGTGGATCAACAGGAATACAATTCAAAGTGTATCCAGCAGGTGTTGGTGCTTCAGATGGTAAAGCGTTTTATGGTAATGCTATCATGACTTCATTCTCAATATCAAGTTCAGTGGACGGCGCAGTAGAGGCTTCATTCTCTGCACAAGGCACTGACGCATTGATAATGAATGACGCTGACGCAGTAGTTACAGCATAAGGATAGACCTTATGTTGCGAATCCGTAGAGCAAACAAGGCCAACATTGCCGACTTGACCAAGGCAGTGGAAGCAGTTTTTTCACGGATCGCACAGAACACTCTTACCATTGCAAAACAGAACACTCCGATTAGATCTGGTAGG